CTTTTTCAGATCCAATGTTAATCGCAAAAATGAAGACAGATAACTCTTTGGTTAAAGCTTTATATACCCTCATTCATAAGGGTGATCAATATTTAATAAATTGTGAGAATCCTCTAATTAGACCCAAAATTATGACTTATCTTTCTGGTATGAAAGCTATAAGGAAAGACCTCGTAGCTCTTGGAACTAGTCCCGTTGCTAAATTTGATCCTTTTGTTTTTTATATTGCTGGTCCTAGTGGTATTGGTAAATCTTATGCTGCAAAAAAAATAATTAATATGATTAATCAACGTATTTTAAAGTTACCTAAAGTTAATATTTTTACAGTTCCTGTCGATGCCTTCTGGGAAGGATATTCTTTAAACCCCATAATTGTGTTTGATGATTTTGGTCGTACGACACCTTTGGATGTTCAAGTTTCGGACCAGGCACGTTTGAGATGCATGAAAGGACCAGCCGATGCTATAATTCCTAAAGCCTTTGCTGATAAGGGGACGACTTCTGTGGCACGTTTAATACTATGTCTATCCAACAGAGCTTATCCACTTATAAACAACATGGATGATGAAGTTGTTTGTAATGGTAGAGATGTAGTTGTTACAGCTGCTGCAGACTTTTCTAATTTCACAAGGTGTACTAAATGTCTTAAGTTTGATATAAAATGTGCTTTGTGTCGATCTATTAAAGTTAACACTGACATGCTTGATGAATTAAGTCACCTCAGATTTAAAAGATTACCTGTTTTAGCCACGGATCAAACTCAATCAGAAAAGCGTTACCCCCAAGTTCATACATTGGAGACACTCTTAGAATCACTATATCCTGAAATGGAGGCATATTACGCAGCTGCGAATAAGCGTTATGCCGCTGATGTAAGAGAGAAGTTAGATTTAGATCCTGAAGACGATATAAGTGATTTTATAATTCCTCAAAAGCCTTTTGAAATGGTCACTCAAATTTTCAATGATAAAGAACTTGATGAATGTTTTGATACTTTCAAGAAAAACGTTAATTTAGAAACTTATAATAATAAAAGTTTTCGAGTAAATTATGCTGATGCTGCAGTTCGTATGGCAGATCTTAAAAGTAAAATGAGAACTGTAGAGCTTGCAGAAAGTTCTAGTTTAGATCCAAATGTTAAACCTTTTAATGTAGCCGTTCAAAATTTTGTCTTTTCCGATGATTGTGCTTCAACATCTAAACAAGGCCTCCAACTATAGAAATAAATCCATCTTTTATAGACATACCCAGACCTTCGATGAGAACTTTAACATTCCATGAACTTTTCTCTACTGATAAGAAAGATTGTGAACATTATGCGATATACTCAACACTTGGGGCTCTCCCAGATCTTGAATTTGATAAAGATCAAAAACCCATCTGGGGGAAATGTGACAAGAAGAAGTGCAATTGGAAAAATTCGATAGAAGCTTTAGAATTTCTCAAAAAATTTGGTGATGAGTGTTGCGCAAAAAATGTTTTTCCTCAAAATTT